CCGTATATTTGTGTAGCAGAACGGACAAACCCTGGAGCAATTGTTTCGAATACGTGGTAAATAGATTTTTCTCGTTTGTCCGACGGTGAATCTGAAGGACTAAATATTTGTCTGCCATCTCTACTTATGCCATTACGTGCATAAATATCTAAAATAGGTTCTAATGCAATTGTTTCACCGATAAAGGGTTCTACTAATTTCATAAAAGGTCCAACCGTATCAAAAAAACGACGGTCTAATTCTGAGTCTACTTGGGCTGGGTCTAATCGTGTTGAGCTTAATTGTCGTATAAATTCTTCGACTGGTCCAACTAAGTAGTTATATGGATTGTATGTAGAAGCATCAAAAACTTTAAACGTGCCGTTTTCTTGTTGTTTGGTAATAGGTATTAAAATATGATCATCAATAAAACTTGGACCTAAATCATCTTGATACGCTCTAAGTTTGTCTTCGCCAACACCTGTCATTTTAGATGCTAGTTTTTGTGCACCGTGATTAAAACCATACAAGGTTGTAAATTGTCCCATCAATGCTCTGTACCCCATGGCTTGTAGTCCTGGATTACCCGAACCAATCATTTTCATTGCAGAAGATGTAGTTGCAAGCGATGTTCTAATCATTTCAGCTGGGAAAGATATAAAGTTACCCAACGGTAGTTTTCTTAATGCTTGTATCGCAGGTGGTACACGACTGTATGTTGGGTATGTTTCTCTTAATAGATGGGCTGCCATTTCTTCTATGCCTTCAGCCAACGTTTTCTTAACGCCATTTTTCATAGGTTCCCATTCACGACCAACTTGTGTCCTAAAGAAATTAAACACATCATCTAATGATTTAGTAAATTGTTTTAGTTCTGACATGTAAAACTCATGACCATATGCTTTCCACACGTTATCTCCACCAGCATATAAACGTTGTACAGTTTGTGATATTTTAGAATCACCTACTCGTTGGGTTAAGCTATTAAAATTACTAATAACTGGTTTACCATCTGCACCAACTACACCTTTTAAATCTCTAAGCACACCACCAAGTTCTTGTGCAACAACGTTTTCGTCTAGTACACCCAATTCAATTTTTCTTTCAATAAACTTTATTAAATCAGATTGATTTACACCTGGACCAGAACCAAAAATATCATCTAACATTATTTTAAAGTTTTGTGTTACACTAGTTTTGCCACCAATGTGTCCTACATTCATAGCAAATAAACTAGCAGAACCAAAGTTACGCATTTGTGTAGCAGGAGAGTAAAGTGTTTTACCTCCTTGCACCATTGCTTTAAAAGCTAATAAGTTTTGATAAATTTTATATTTTAAAGCTGAATCAAAAATACTGTAACCAGATAATTGTTTTACTATTTCAGGACTGCCATACAACCCAAGTATGTCTGAAGGTAAGAAACCTGCTCCTTTAATATCTCCAACAGGTATAGCCTCATTTATTTTACCTATATCTAAAGCTTCTTTTTGTGTATTAAATAACCAACGATTTTCTAATCCTAGTTTTGCTATTCTATCTAAAGCTTGTTTTTGTTGTGTACTAGCAATAATATTACCAGTTGTTTGCATTAAACTGTTTTTAAGATTTTTTTCTTCTCCCATTAATTGTCTAATAACTTTTGGTAATTCTTGACCCGTAAATATTTCTAAAGGATCAACAACTCCTTTGACTCCAGCTGTTTCTAATTTACCCGCTATTTTTTTAAAAGCTCTAATAGGATCTTCCATTTCGTATCTTGCTACATGCATTAAGTCAGCTACCTTAAGTTCTGCTAGACTGTTAATTGCTTCGTCAAGACTCTTAGCGTTAGGAAAAGCTAATTTAGCATCTGCTTGTAGGGATGTGTCTTGTTTAATAAAGTTAGCAATATAATCTCTAGCTGCTTTAACGTTTTCAGCACCAGGTCTAAAGTTAGCATTTGTAAACGCAGCAAAAGATCGTTTCATTTGACTGTCTATGTCTTGAGTTAATAAAGTTTTAAGTTTATCTCCATCAGGTAACAAATCTTTAAACTCAGTCATTAATTTTCTATAGTATTCTTTAAGTTCTAATGCTGCGTCTCTTAACGGCGGGTCTATATTTTCTATTTTTTTGTTACCTTTAAGATAATCTAAAACATCATCTAAATATTTTTTTTGAATAACATCAAATTGACCCCATTTTTTATGCTGTTCTTCAAATTTCTTTGCTAAACGATATGTTATTTGTTCTAAGTTTGTATACAATTTATCAATTGTTCTAGACTTTGCTTTAATAAAGTTTTGTGATTTTGTACTTAATGCAAACGCGTCTTTAGTTAGTTTACCTATGTCTCTAAACAACGCTAATTTATTATCAATACGTGCAAGGTTAGCATGTAATGGATCAGAGCTGTTAACAGAAAACTTACGCCATTCTTGAAACGATGGTAATCCACCACCTTCACCACCAAATACTTTTGGTATTCCTCTAGCAAATGTAGTACCCCTATTAATACCTGAGTAGATAGCGTCTCTTGCAAACACAATGTCTTGCGCTGCTAACGCTGCTCTAGCAAAAACATTCTTACCAACAAACGCAGCTGTAGCTTGCACAGCACTAGCAGTTTTCTCTCCTGTTTTACTAACTGCTTTACCAACAGCAGGTATCATTTTTTGTGTGTAAGGAATTTTACCAGCTAATACATCAGCAGCAATTCGTATAGGCACGCCTGCTAATTGTAAAGTGCCACCAACAAGAGAACGATCAATTCCAGGTATAGTTTTAAAAGGTAGCTTAGCTGTACCTTTAACAATACCCAATAAAGGAGGACCTATTAATGGAAACCCAGCCCCGATCAACGCTCCGTCAGCCGCAAATCTAAGTCTATTCCTAAAGTTAGCTTTTACTAACTCACTACCAGTTAAATCATCCGTTCGTTCTGGTTTACCAGGAAGTAAAGTTGAGTCATCAGGGAACATTCTTTTTAAACTATTGTTAGGACCACCAGCTATAAAGTCTGTTGCTCCAAACACCACGGCTCCGGTGCCAACACGACTAGCCAAGTTAGTAAATTGAATAGCACGTCTAGCACTACCAGTAAGATCTGGGTCTAAGTAACGTGTCATAGTATTAATACCGTTTAGACGCATAGCTTTTTGTGCACGAGTAAGTAATTTACTGACCAAACCACCAGGTACACCAAACTCTACTAACAACGCTGTCATATCACCAAGAAACGTTTCTGGTTCGTTAAGACCTTTTTCATCATACAGTTTTTGTAGTTTCTCTGTTAACTCAAATTTGCTATCGGTAACTAAATCAACACCGCCTAATATTAAATCCATAACACTAAAACCAATATTAGTAACACCAGTTTCTAACGCACGATTAAACTCATCTATGCCGTCTATGTATGCTTGCTCTGGTGGAGTTTCTGGTGTTGGTCCAAGATTAATATATTTAGAAACATTAGGTGCTATTTTTTCAGCATTTTCTGGTCCTTGTTTTTCCTTTAGATCATCTAAAAAATTTTTAAAGACTATAGTTGGCATCATTTGATTTTTTAAAAGACCTTTAAAAATAACATTATCTGTAAGTAATTTTGGAATAGACCTAATTGGAAATTTAACTGGTCGTTCATCACGCAATGTTTCTGCTAAACTTTTTTGTATTTCGTCAGCTTCTAAAATTTTTTGTTTAAATTCAGCTCTAACGCTGGAAGGCATTTGTCTTATCTCTTCTAAGAATGCTGCTTCATCTTCGTCGTATAAAGTCATAGCAACAGCACGTTGCATAGATTTAGGTGCTTCAAGAATCCTATCCATGTTGTCTTGATCCCTTAATTTTTTATCCATGGTAAGATTTAAGTTAGTTAGATAATTACCAAAAATGGTATCACCAGTTATGTCGTCTCCTACTAAAGCCCCGTTCCGCGTTCCGGTAGCAAAGTTTTTTCTAACTTCGCCACCATCAGCCAGTAAAGTGTCTAAATATTCTTGCCTAAGTTTGCTTGATTCTTGTCCTATTAAATCATCACTTAAATTATACAGTTGTTCAAAAGCATCAAAATCATCTGGTTTGTTTTTAATTAAATATTCGTCAGGTAATTTTCCTTTGTAATCTGTAAAGTCAAACAAAACTTCATGATCATCAACAATTTCACTCCATGTGTTCCATTGTTCTCTAATAGCTTTTTGTATTTCTTTTTTTTCTTTTGCAGTTATGTTTGGTTTTTGTAGATCTTTATATAATTTTCTAATACCAAATTTTGAATTTTCAAATATTTTAAATTTTGACGTATATTCTGATAAATCAATTAAATTTTTTCCATTTCTTTGAAAACCACCTTGGTTAACAAATTTTGGAATTATTTGAACGTTTTTTATACCAAAGTCTACCGCACCAGTGTTATGGTAATCATCTATAATAGACCTAATATGATCTACTTCAAACCTATCATAACCTGTAAGGCCTAATTCATCGTTTAATTGTTTTACTTCTTTCTTTAAACGATTTAATTGTTTAGCTTCTTCTGGATTTTGAGTCCTCCATATTCTTTCTAATTGAGATCTAAGACCAGTTGAGTAGTCTCCTGTATTTGTAGACTTTACGTATTTTTTAATTAAGTTAGTGTCATCAGCAAGATTTTTTATAGCAGTTGACAACATATTTTTATTTGGCAAACCTAATATATCACCAAACTCCTTAACAGTAACGCTACCAGATCCTTTAGTACCATCCCTTACATTGTTGTTTATAAATTCTACAATTGTTTTTTTAACTTGTTCGTTTTCTGGAAAAACAAACCTACGTGTTTCTTTAGGGCCAGTGCTGTCTTTAACTACTAATAAAGAATTTTTCCAAGTTGCTTGGTTATTAGGATCAAAGTTTTTAGCAGTTTCATTCATGTTTGTTATTTTAATATCAGCGTCTCTAAGTTTATTGTCTTTCATTACAGTGCTAACACCCTGTGTGCTTTTGCCTGTTTGCTCGCTAATTTCCTTAATAGATAAACCTTGCTTTCTTAATTGTATTATGTTTTTAATTTCATCAGCAGTAAATGTTGGATTTACTGTAAGACCCGCATCTTTTAAAATGTTTCCTATAGAACTTTTTCCTACATTTGTTAACTTTATTATTTCTTGTGTGGTTATGTTTGGATTGTCCGTTTTTAATTTAATTACATCATTTTTTTGTTCTTGAGTAATATTTTTTACACCTAGGGGTTTACCTTTATTTTTACTAATCAAGGTTGCAACAGCGTCATCAACAGCACTCTTGCCTACTACTCCCGTTGTTGCAGTTTCATTTGCAATTGCTTTATCTATGTTTAAAGGCATGTCGTCTGTCTTAGACATAAAAGCTACGTTAGGATTAGTCATTTCCATCTTACCTGTCTTCTCATTAAACTTTAATTTACCTACAATTGACTCAGCGTTTTTAACTTCTATAAGATTTATAGCTTTTGTAGGCACACCGTTTTTTGATAAAAGGTCTTTTGTTTTTGCGTTTAACCTAGCTGTTCCTGGAACAAAACTTAAAGCTATTTCTTTTCCATTGTAGATAATCTTAGCCGCTGCTTGCCCTGCTTTTTTTACTCCACCTAAACCAAAAAAACCTATGCCAGGAATAAACTCAATACCTAGTTGTGTCAAAGAACCTCCAGCATAAGAAAGACTACCGTTTGCAATAGCATCTTTTATAATATTTTGATGATCTTCAAACATATTATCCATTAGAGTTATAGTTCCGTCAGAATTAAATAATTCTTTTTCTGTAAGGTTTACATTATCGGCAAGTCTTGCAACTGCATCACGAACGCTTTCATTAGATTGATCTAATTTTAAATATTCGTCTAAATTTTTTTTATTTTTGTTATATCTATCATACAGCTCAGGTCGAAACAGTCTAATTTGTTGTTCAAATTCTTTATAATTATCAGGAGTAGCTTTTATAGACAACGTACCGGTATTACTATCTGTTAATATACCTGGTACACCAAACACGTTTGTTTCTATCTCTATTGGATCTCCTTTTTTAATGCCTGTGTTACCGCCAATTAAACCTGATAAAAAATTGTTTTTTTCTTTATCAGTCAGTTTTTCTCCTACTATCGTTAAAGCTCTTTCTTGGTCTTCTCTTTCTCTTATTCGTTCATTAATGTTTCTATCTACTTGATACAGTTCTGGGTTGTTAATAAAATCATTATATGAACCTAATTCCCCTCCATCCGTTCTTGAAATAAGGTTATAAAGCTTTAAACGTTCGTAAGCAAAAGGATGTTGTAAAGTTTCTTGTTTAATCTGAGCTGGAGTTTTACCTTTAAATAAACCCATGTTGTAAATACTGTGTGTAGTTGGTGTATCATTACCTACAATGTCTTTATAATACATGTTTATAGGAGATATATCGCTAAGACTTCCTATAGAAGTATAAAGATCACTATCTAAAATATCTTTAGTTAAACCACTGTAAGGCAAATTTACGTCAGGGTCTCTGTAATTAGGATCAATGTATTGTTTAAAACGATTAGATTCACCTGCTATATCACGCATATCAGGTCGAGGTACATCTTTCTTAAAGATATCCATAATGCCACTCATTTAAGCCACCGTTGGTAGTTCTAAATCTGTATTATACTTTTGATTAAATCTTATTATGTCTTGTGATGTTTGTAGTTGTGCAAAATCAATCATAGCTTCTTCACTGTTTAAGATTAATTGTATCACACTATCTGATACTTCGTTAGGTAAACGTTTCCTTAACTCTTGAAAAGTTAAAGACATTGGTTGATTTGCTGACGCAGTCATAATTGGTGGTGATCCTGGATCAGGATCAGGTCCACTGCCTGGTTCAAACCCTGGTGTTGGTAAAGCATTTGGCATATCTCCACCCATGCTACGACCAACTCTACCACCGACGGCAGATCCTTCTCTACCTGCATAAGGCGGTACATACAGATCAATTAACCCAGCTGCTTCAAACGCTTCTCTAGTTAATTGTTCTCTAATTGCTGATGCCGTCATACCAGTGTATTTATTTGGATAACCTTCTTCGCCTTCCATAATCTTAGAAGCTGCTATAGCATTGTTAATAGCTTTATTTAAAGGTTTTACAAAATCAGCGTCTTTCAGTAAATCAGATTTTTCTGATGTAATTAATCTAGTCCACTCACCATAGATTACATTTGTTAAAATATCTTTTTTCTGTAAATAGTCTTCTTCTGAAAGATTAGGGTCTTTCATTTCTTCAATTAATTGATTAGCTCTTTCTTCTTTAATAACTACTTCTTTTTTGTATTTGTTAGGGAACAGCTCTAATTCTTTTTCTAAAATGCTAACAGCAGCTTTTGTTTCTTCTTCTATTTTATCTAATTCAAAAGTTCTGTCTGCAGCACTTTCTTCTCTTTTAAAGTCAAACTCATCTTGTTGTTGTTGTCTTTGGAATTGATTTGCATCTTCTGTTACACGTTGTTCAATAGCTGTACCTGCTCTTAGTCTATTGTAGTCAGCTAGTTCTTTTCTATATGCTGCATCACGAGTATCTCTAGACGCTGCAAGATCTGTACCTAAATTAGCCAATGGTGTAGCAGCGTTTGCTAAGGCACCCATGACTCCGCCTTTGTCGCTAACAACAGGAGCTCCCATTATTTGTGCACCTGCAGCAGCAAGACGTAAGTAATCAGACGTTGTCATACCTTGTGGTTTTACAGGCTCTTGTATATATTGATCTAACATATCAACATAACTACCTCTACTAAAACCTTGTCTCTGTACAGCGCCACCTATTTTATAACTAGGTTTAGCAAAACCAGATATAATACCACTATCCAAAGCGCCTGCACGGCCACCCATATTAAACATTGGTCTTTTTAAAATTTTATTCACTCTTTTGTCCTCTTAATGCACCGATAATACCACCAATCCCGAGCCCCGCTCCAAGAAGCGTTTGCATTGTAGATGGATTCGGTGTTGTTGTATAAGTAGATGATGACGGTGCTCCATATGCAGCGCCTAACATCTGACTCATAAAGCCTAAGTTTTGTTGGTTAGCAAATGCATTAGCTTGTAAAGCAGCTTTTTGAGCATCAAGTTTAGCTTGTGCGTTAGCTTGATTTTGTTGACCCATTTGTGTAAGTGAATTGATTTGATTACCAAGACCTTGTAGTTTGTAATTACCCAGATCCATTTGTTGTTGACCAAGTCCTGCAAAAATACCCATTTGGTTTTGTATTTGTTGTTGCGCTGCATTAGCCATACCTAATTGATTAGCACCTTGTAAACCGTATTGCTGCGCTGCATTGCCATACAACGCTGCGTTTTGTGCTGCCATTGCTTGTTGTGCGTTACCAGCGTTAATTTGACTTTGTGCTTGTTGTTGATATTGATTTCCAAGTTGTCCAAGATTTTGTCCAGCTGTACCGAATCCTTGAGCTGCTTGATTATACGCAGCTTGATTAGCTGCTGCTTGATTCATGTTAGCTTGACCTAATCCCATTTGTTGTTGGTATGCTTGGTTAGCTAATTGGTTAGCTTGTGTAAAACCTTGAGCCAATAAGTTACCTTGTAGTTGTGCACCACCAATAGCAGCGTCTGCTAGTCTTTGACCTTCTGCAACCCCGAACCGCGATCCACCGAACGCGTTACCTGCAGAAGCACCTAACTGAGCTTGTTGCTCTGCTTGTTGTTGATTGTAAGCAGCCATTGTTGCATCAATAACTTGTTGTTGATACGGCGACATAAATTGTTGATACGCATTTGCACCACTGTATTGATTGGCTTGGTTAAAGAAAGGTTGACCAGCGTTCTGACCTGCAGCTGCTGCAGCCGCAGCTAGATCATATTGACCGGTTGCCTTGTTGTATTGTGTACGAGCGTCGCCGAATTGTGTATTAGCATTTGCTAAAGCAGCGTCCGCTAAACCATATTGACTTGCGCCAGCGTTCTGACCTGCAGCCGCAGCCGCAGCTTGTAAATCAGCTTGTGACATAGCTTTGTCATAGCCAGTTTTTGCAGAGTCCATAAATGGTTGGTAATTATTTTTGTTTGCTTTAAAGAATTTTTCGCCTTCAGTTGCAAAATCTTCTGCGTTATTTAAATAATCTACATAAGAACCTAAACCGCCCGGCCCAATTGCAATGCCTTGAGCAGCCATTTGTAATGGATCCATGTTTGCTGTAAAATAATTATTAGCAGCACTTCCCATGTAATCAGCAGGATCGGCATAAAAACCAGCATTCGATAAATCAAAAAGGGGATTACCCTGCTCATCTACTGCGCCGGTTATGGCAGCCGTAAAGTCTTCACCAAAACTTTCGACATAACCCGGAGGTAGTGTTCTAGTTACTTGTGTAGTCATTTAAGCCATTGCCTCCATTTGTTCCATCATTTGGTACATGTGTTTTGCAGCGTTTCTAGGATCTCCTGAACCGCCATTCATTTTATCTAAGCCACGCATAGCGTCAGCTGTCAATACAAATTCGTTTTTAGATAACATTGCAGGAACGTCATCAGCTCTTTCTGGACCGCCCATAGGTATAAAGCCTCCTGAGTTTCTATAATCTAGTTCCATGCCTTGAGGTACGCCTGGAGCTGCCTCCATGATACCGCCCATGTTTTTATGTATGCGACCACCGTCTTTAAAACCATATATTTCTTCATATATTTTTACCATTTCTGGATCTTTGTATCTTAAATACCTAGGATCGTTATATTTACGCCTACCATACTTTTCATAACTATCAAAATATTCTCTATATACTGCGTCGCGTTCTTGTTTACTTTTATACTCAGCGTCTTTCATTGCTTTTTCAATAGCACTTGCTTGTGTTAACGCTGTCATACTACTAACTGTAGCTATTTGACCTTCTAAAGTCATTGCATTAAAAGCTTTAGATATATCAGCTCCTGATCCCTTACTTATACCTGCTAATAATTGTTGTGATTCATCTAACTCTGGCATAAAGAACTCCATAGTTCCATCAGTAATTGAATCAAATACATTGTTAGTTGATGGCATAGCATTAATTTCAGGAGTTATTTCAAAAATACCATCACCCAATATTTTTTGTGCTTGATCCGAAGTTTTAATATAGTTTACATCAGTTGGTTTTAAATTTGCATTATGTGCGTCAATTGCTTTTTTACCTTTTTCAGATACAATGCCACTAGCTTTTTCTGGTACAGCATCCATGCCTTTTCTTAGTAGTTGATCTTGTTGAGCATTACTTAATTTTTTAAAGTCTGCCATATTAAATTGTTTGTATTTATCAGCAAACTTAAGTTCTTGTGATTTGTTTAAATTTTTTAAAATATCTGATTCACGTTCCATAAACTTAAAATGTTCACCTAAGTCTATTCCATCAAACAACGGATTATTAGCAGCGCTTGTACTAGTAAACATGGATTGCGTTGGTTGGAACGCACGAGAAAACATATTACCAGTATTACCAGCAGTTCCACCAGCTATACCAGAACCACCAAAATAATCTCCAGCTGCCCCAGATAATCGTTGCCCTAAAGTACCGCCTTGACTTGGATCAAAAGCACTTAAACTTGGATCATAACTTGCTCTAATACCTCTAGCGGTTTGAGTGCTTCCTGCACCATGTACAGCTAAAGCTGCAAACGGATCTAATTGTCCATCATTCATTTTTGCAGAACCAAGTTGTGCTAACGCGTGAGCAGCAGCAGGTCCAATAATAGGGGTTAACACCGGAGCAATTATGCTCATGTAAGGTGCAAGTTCTTTTGGCATCAGCTTATCAGCTGCGCTATTCATAAAGCTTGTGACTTCGTTTGGAATAATCTTATCCATGATTCCGCCAAGAAACTTACCTTGTCTAATACCTTGTCTAAGTTGTTCGTGTGCGTTTACAATACCCATTAATTATTCTCCGGAGATTGATCCCATGGGAGGCATCTCAATTATTTTAATATGTGTGTCTATGGCTTTGTGAACGGACCATGGTTGGCCACACTCGGAGCAGGTGCCGATTGCCTGTTCTTCTGAATCTACCTCATTTCCACAGTTTTTGCAATAGATTCTCTGGTAAACTTCTGGCTGTATTAATGGTATTTCTTTACCATCAACCGATTGCACACCCAGCGTTTTAGCGTCTTGAACTTTTCTCACTGTTTAATTTCCAATACAGAAACGGTCACGTGTAAGGCATTATTCTGGTTGCTTTGTACTTTTAAGATATCACTATCTTCTAGGACCAAAGGTTGTCTTAAAATTTCTTCATCGTGATATCCGGACAACCCAGCATTACCCACATTCATTGTAATGTCTTTAATAATATTAACTGTTTGGTTTGCCGAAGCATCAAATAATGTAACATTGACAACAGAATTAACTATAGGCGTACACAAAATAGACTTAACTAATGTTTGCACTGGTTTCTGTGGTGGCACTGTAGAATCATCAGCTGTTGGACAAGTGTAAATAGTAAAATCTTGGTTTTGTGTTGTAACTATTGTTGTAGTACTTTTAAATGTATCTGACATTAAGCTATTCCTCCCGAAGACATAAACCAAGTACGAGCAGTAAGCTCCTCTTTTAGATCTTGTTGGAATGTAAAGTTTAATTGATTAATTATATTTTCTAGTTCTCTAATTAAAATATCCTGTTGAGAACGATCGTATTTATCAGTTGGTAAAGGTAATCTTGTTACGTTTATTCTTGCCATTATCTTCTCCCGTCTGGTCTAATGTCTAATCTTAGTGTTCCAAAACGTACATTAGCATTTGCTGCATTAGTGTCTATTTTTAAATTAGCTTGTCTACCTCGACCACGAACTGAAAACTGATTAGTGGTTGCACCTACTGTAGATGTAAATGTTCTAACTGCAGTAGTTGCTGGATAGTTTGAAAAAGTTATAGTTATATCAGCAGTACCTGTTTGATTTTTAAAATCAGGTATAACTCTTGAACAATGAAACAAATCTTCACCATCTGCAATATCAAAATCACCTGAGGTAATAGAAGAAGGCATTGCATTACCAGCAGCATTAAATCCATCTTCATGAGCCCATACATAAGCAGCGCCGTTTGTTACACCTTGTACATTACCTTGTGTTGGTTTTAAAGTTGGCGCGTATTCTGTTGCGTACGGATTAGCATAGATACCTCGGTCCATCCAAGAAGTTCTTGTAAAGCCGTCATTAGTATACCACACATTTTCTAAATAATTATATGTTACCGAAGCGTTTAAAACAGCAGATCCATTAGTTGGATAAAACCATGTTACTTCGTTAAAGTCTGTATTTACTGCAGCTGTAACTTGTTGTTGTGTGGTTGTATCAATGTCATCAAATACAAAATCTTGCACCGTACAATCTAATTTTTTAATTGCACCATCAAACATGTAGAACGCTGTTTGCGACATCCAAAATGTTTGACCGTTAACATCAACCACAGAACCTGGTGACACTGCGCCACAGTTTGCACCGATCTGATTTAAACCAAATATAAAAGGCGGACCAATGTTGTTTAGTGCGTGTAGTGCCGTATCTGTCCATACAAGAATAGATCCCCTTGATCTGGCAGCAGATACAATCTTAGAACCATCTTGTATTCTAAACGAACCAGCAGTGTTAGTACTAGCTGGTGACCACAAACTTGGATTCTCTTGTGAAGAAAACCTAAGAAATAAATCGTCTTGTGTATTCGTTTGACCTACCGTTGTTTCTGTTCCAAATAAAAATATATGTCTGTCAGGAGAGGATACTAATAAAAACCTTGACGCTGTTGGCGATGTTGACACCAAAGCTGCGGGCGTAGCAACCCCTGCAGATAAATCCCATCTGTATAAAGCACCGTCGTTTCTAATTGCTAACAAGTCTTCACCAAACGTATCAAAAGACCAATATGTTGCATCTAATATTAACGTTGATGATGAACGCGGTGTTCCCCACGTTCCTTGGTTCCAAGTTCCTGTACCCCAACCTAAACCATACGAAGATGTTGCAGTACCGTTTGTTATGTCATAAGTAAAAGTAGCATTACCAACACTAGGTGTTCCAGTTGCGTTTGCAGTTGCCGCTGGATTAGTAACTTGTATAGTATAAGTGTTTGCATCCGGCACAGTTAATATTTCAAACTCTTTGTCATTTAAAACAAGAGTGTTAACAGCGTTACCTAGGCTTGATATTTTTACAAAGTCTCCAACAATGGCACCATGTGAAGCATCCGTTACTGTTACCGTTGCTGAATTGTTTGCTGTAGTAAAAGCATTAGAACGAACTTGTGTTCTTCTAACTGGTGTAATATCGTAAGCCAAACCTTCTGAATAAACATACAACTTTCTATCGGTGCCTATTGCTACAAAACGAATGCCGCCAAGAGACACCCAACCTTTCATAGCTCTTGGTACTCCAATTAAAGTTGTAGCAAGAACAGATGTCCAACCACCAATTTTTTCTGGTAGACCTGAACGAAAACGCATATTAGTAGAATCAACCCAACGACCTTCAGCGCCGTATTGAGTAACTTGCTTGTCTATTCCTGGTCTAAATTGTATTTTTGATAAAGCCACTTAAGCAGTCCTTTTCCACATATATACTACAATGTATGGGTTCATGTGGTTTACAGAACTACCACTACCTACTTTTCCTGATTTATAAACTGTTGGTTCGGCATTGTTTCTATCAAACGCCATTGAGTATTTAAAATCGTCAGAACCAGAAGATTGATAATACTCTACTGCCGCTGAATCATTTTTACCATTACCTGTATCAACGTTAAACCGTCTTGCCCAGTCTGAAAATTGATTCCCGTCCATAGAATAATTAGAAAATAAAAAGTGTTTGTGTTCTGGTAATTGTGCTTCAGAAAGAGTATGTGTTGTTGATCCACCTGTGTCTCCTGCTGTAAAACCGCCACCATTATTAATAGGCATTTTCCCTGCACCTAAAGTTACCCAAGTTCCAAATCCTAAAAGTGAACTAGGGTTCGCTGAGTTTGTTGCGTTCATATAAATAGAACCGACAGGATAAGCAGCGGTTAAGGTTGTTAGGTTGGCACCACTTCCGCTCACATTAGAAGCATTTAAATTAGTTAAGGCGCTACCGTTTAATGCAGGAAGTGTTGCTGGAAATCTTGCATCAGGCACTGTACCTGAAGCTAAAGCACTTGCATTTAAGTTTGTAAGGTTTTGACCATTACCATTTACATTTGCTTGTGATGTCATGTTTCCGGTTACTACTAATTCTCCGGTTACTTGCGAACCACCGGTAGTAGTAGAAAAACGTAAACTGTTATTATGATATGCATTAAAGGCACCTGTTGATGAAGCATTGAACATGTTTAATGTATTGCCGTCATCTCTAGCGACAATACTGTCAGAATTTAAATTTAAGTTACCCGTAGAATTTTTTATATATGAATTAGAACCGTCGTGATAAAGATCTAAATCAGTTGCGCCACCTGTACCAATAAACAAATGTACATCGTCATTTAATGTTACGTTGCCAGTGAAAGTACCACCAGATGATCCAAACTTAGCGTTTAATTGTGTTTGAATATCTGACGTAGTGCCATCCAAATGTTGAAACTCTGTATTAGTAACACTACCATCAGCAATGTTTGGTGATTGTATTGCAGTGATTGCACTACCAACAAAACTATATTTAACTGCTTCGTATGTTGCCATTATGATATCCTCTGAAATAATCCGCCGCCAGATATAACATAAGGCCCACCTTGGTTTCCGCCAGTATTAAACTTAACATAGTTAGCATTTGATATACATCGCCAAGTTCCTGTTTCAGTTGCTCTAGTTTGACCTGAAATTGAATTACCACCAGCAGCAAGACCTGGCAAAAGATAACCTATTCTGTTAGTGTCTTGTTGACCATTACTGGTAGCATTATTCTTATAGTTAACAGTAGCAGTTAAATAAAAATTACTTACACTATAAGTAGATGGAGTAACTTCGGTTCCAAAACCTATGCTGCCTCCACCTGGAGTGCTTCCAGAACCATTCCAATAAAGAACAAAATATTTTAAAGCTCCTACAGATGTTGAAGTGCTAGGAGCTACATCAATTCCTGTTAAAGCAGAACCATCAATTGCAGGTAAAGCTCCTGTTAATTTACTTGCAGTTAAAGTTGATATTCTTGCGTCAGCTACAGTACCGGATGAAATGTTTGATCCGTTTATACTTGTTACACTAGCACCGTTTCCAGATAAAGTTCCAGATACATTAGTAACAGAAATACTAGAAGGTAGTCTTGCATTAGCTAACGTTCCAGAAGCTATATTAGAAGCGTTGATACTAGTTATTGAACCACCGTTCAATGCTGCATAGGTACCTGTTAAATTAGCGGCATTTAATGACGTTAACGCTGTTCCAACCAATGCTGGCAAAGTGCCAGGAGAGGCTATATTTGCTGCAGTTAAAGCACTTAAATTAGCACCGTTTCCACTAAAACTTGTTGCTGTCAAAGCTCCTGTTACCGTGGCCCCTGTATTACTGGTTTCTATCTTTTTTGCTCCGCCAAAGAATAATTCAGCCGCGCCGTTTGCGGTGTAGGTAGCCATGTCATTACCACTAGCGTCTTCTATAGTAATAGAGTTTCCTTTAACAAAACCAACGGTACCATTACTAGTAAGAACTAAGTCATTACCATTACCAACGTTAAGATCAACGTTGTCCGCTAAAGTTACATCACCGGTAAACGTGCCACCAGCTGAACCAAACTTAGAATTAAGTTGTGTTTGAATTGATGACGTTGCATCTACAGTTTGAAATTCTGTATTGGTAACACTTCCATTAGCAATAGTTGGTGACGGTATTGATGCGGAATCAATATTGGCACCTGTAAATTGATAACGTACACTTTCGTAAGTTGCCATTATTTATTTCCCCGTTAATTTCCAACCCGGATCTGCCGCTCCTGTATAAACAATCGTGAACGCCGCGTTGTTTGTGTTTACTGTTCCATTTGCTGTTGCACCAAATATTTTATTTGAACCACCAGCGTTTAAAGTTAAAGGGTTACTTGCAAACGTTCCGTTTCTATCTAAAAACGATATTTCATCACCTACAGCTAAATTAGTAGTTGGTAAAGTTATAGTACACGCTTGACTAGATGTATTAACCATAATTTTATCTCCAACAAAAGCTGTTGCTGATGCTGTCGCTATTGTACGCCAAACATTTTGTGATTGATCTAGATCGTGCCATGTGTTAGCAGAACCGTCTGTAACTACACCAGTGTTAGCTGCTGCAAGTAAAACTTTTCTTAACGGTTGCACAACGTGTGTTGCACCAGCAGCTCCAAGTCTCATTGTAATAGTATATTGTTCTGAATTATTGATAACAAAAAACATTTTTTGTAAAGCTTGACATTGTATAATAGTATTTTGACCAGCGTTAATTGTATTAAGTGCAAATTGTCTTTGTTGGTTATTTGCTGCAGGTACACCACCATCAGCAGAAGTTAATACTACAGTTGCTGCCGCTCCTGATAAATTTAATGTATAAACCCCAGCGATTGCGTCTTCTATAGTATTTGTTAAGGTATTGTTAGTTGTAGAACCCCACGAGTTTGATTGTTCTCCTGGATTAATAAGCTCTATGCCTAATCTATTTGAATAACTTGATGCCATATTTTATCCTATACCGGCGTCCATGAGCCGCCTGAACCTGTTGTTTCATCTACAGGAGTCCAAGAGTTTGCTGGCGCACCTGGTACGTCAGTCCATGTGTCTCCTGAGTTAGTTGTATCATCAACATCGGTCCATGTAAAGACTGCAATTGAACCTAATGCAGTAGTTAAAGAAAAGCTAGGTAGTTCAATAGCTGTTTCTACGGCTACTTGACCGACAGCTGTAGTTGCAGATAACTGCGTTGCAAAAGCTCTACTTTCACCTACAACTTGTCCTAACGACATTGTCGTGCTTAAACCTGTTAAAGCTACGTTTGCGTTTAAAAATAATGTTTCTTGTCCTAACGTCATAGTTAAAGGAAAAGAACCTAGTGTTGTTGCTGTTTCAGCTACTACCTGTCCTAACGC